TATGAGTATTTGCCAATATGGCTACAGCAAGGTGTGATTACCTGGAACAGAGGTAACATTGAGTTAGAGAATGGATCAAAGATTGTTGCTGCTGCAACATCAGCAAGCTCTATTCGAGGTGGTTCATATAACTTAATCTTCTTGGACGAATTTGCATTCGTTGAAGCATACTTAGCGGAACAGTTCTTTGCATCTGTGTATCCTACAATTTCATCTGGTAAGACATCACAGGTGATAATTGTTAGTACACCTAATGGTTTAAATCACTTCTACAAGATGTGGGTTGATGCAGAAGAAGAACGAAGCAGTTATAAGTCAATTGAGGTTCATTGGACAGAAGTCCCAGGCCGAGATGAAGAGTGGAAAAAAGAGACTATTGCTAATACATCTGAAGAGCAATTCAGACAGGAGTTTGAATGCGAATTCATTGGTAGTACAAACACGTTAATAGCAGCATCTAAGTTGCGGAACATGCCATTCAAAACACCTATATCTCAACGTGGTAGTGTAGATGTATTTGAAGAGCCGAAAGAGAATCACACGTATACAATGACCGTTGATGTGTCACGTGGGCTTAATTTAGACTACAGTGTGTTCAGTGTCATAGATGTGACACAACTACCATATAAGCAGGTAGCTAAGTTTAGAGACAATCAAATATCACCTATGGTGTTTCCAAGTGCTATTGTTAATGCGGCAAGGTATTACAATAGTGCTTTTGTATTGGTTGAGGTGAATGATATAGGCCAGCAAGTTGCAGATATCATACACCACGAATTAGAGTATGAAAATATATTAACAACAGTAGCAAAAGGAAGGGCAGGCCAACAAATTAGTGGCGGATATTCAAGAAACGCACAGTTCGGTGTCAAAACAACAAAGCAGGTCAAAGGTATAGGATGTACTTCTCTGAAAACCTTAGTAGAGCAAGACCAGTTATTGATTGAAGATTTTCATACAATAGCTGAGTTGGCAGGCTTTGTTCAAAAAGGACAATCATATGAAGCTGAAGCAGGTCAACATGATGATTTGGCAATGACACTTGTCTTGTTTGCATGGTTAACCAATCAGACCTACTTTAAGGATATCACCGACATTAACATCCGTGAAAAAATATATAAGTTACAAGAGCAGCAAATGGAGGAAGCGGTATTACCCTTTGGCGTGATCGATGACGGTCAAGATGAAACATTTGTAGACAATACTGGGCAGGTTTGGACAAACTCTGACATGGGTAGTTCAGATACTAACTATGAAAACGACTTCAAATGGTGACAAAAACGCTGTTTTTATAAATAATCTGAGAATAGAAAACTGATGTCTTGCTTTACATAAGATAATAACGAGGAGAATAACGATGCCGTTTCAAGTTTCGCCAGGCGTTAATGTTAGTGAAATTGATCTAACTACAGTTATTCCAGCAGTTTCCACGACCGAGGGAGCCATTGGCGCTCACTTGCGGTGGGGTCCTGTTGATGATAGGGTTTTGATTGACTCAGAGGACTCTCTTGTGGGTCTGTATCAAACACCTGATGCCAATACTGCTAACGACTTCTTCACTGCGAAGAACTTCTTAGCATATGGTAATAAACTGTATGTTACGCGTGTAGTTAATCAGAGCACAACTGCTGCTGATCATGCTAAGAACGCAATTATGAACAACGCTAACAATAGCCAAACCTTAGTTAAGAACGAAGACGACTACAACGAAAATTACAGCACAGGAATCAGCGGTGTCGGTGAATTTATCGCCAAGTACCCAGGTGAGTTGGGTAATTCATTGCGTGTTTCAATGTGTGGTAGTTCTGCTGCATGGGCGTCTGCGTTATCTGGTAATGTTGTAGCTACGGCTAATAGCACTACTGTAACCGGGCTGAACAGCACAGCCTTTAACACTGAATTAACAGTTGGTGATCTGATTGTTCTTGGACCGGATAAAGAAGTCCGGCAGATCAAAGCGATTGCTAACAGTTCTTCCCTAACTCTTAAAAATGCATATGAGGGTAATACTCATAACGCAACTGCGGCTTCAGGCAGCCACGGTGAGAGGCGCTGGGAGTTCTATAACACATTCGACGGAGAGCCAGGTACTTCTACTCACGCATCGGTTCGTGGTGGATCAAATGATGAGATACACGTTGCGGTCGTTGATGAAGATGGTTTTTGGTCAGGTACTGCTAACACAGTAATTGAGAAGTTTGAGAAGGTTTCTGTAGCATCTGATGCTAAGACAGAAGATGGTTCGGCTGCTTACTATAAAGAAGTAATCAACCGTCAATCTCAATATCTCTGGTGGACTGCTCACGATACTCAGCTTACGAACGCTGGCAAGTTGGCCGAAGGTGTTACATTTAACGCCTCTGCTTCAATGCCGCAAGGTGGTTCGTTGTACTGGGGTAAAGATGGCATTGCGCCTCGTAACGCTGATTATATCAACGGTTACAAACTGTTTAACAGCACAGAAGACGTCGATGTTTCTCTCGTCCTTCTTGGTACGATCAACCAAACTCTTGCCGTTGATCTTATCAATAACTTGGCCGAAGTTCGGAAAGATTGCCTAGTATGCTTGTCACCTCGTCGTACAGACGTGGTTAACAATAGCGGGTACGCTTCTGCTGAGATGGACGACATAATCTCCTTCCGCGATCTACTACCTAGCACGTCTTATGCGGTATTAGATTCTGGTTGGAAATATCAATATGACAAGTACAACGACTTGTATCGTTACGTACCACTAAGTGGTGACACTGCTGGTCTGATGGTCCAAACAGACAATACCAGAGATCCATGGTGGAGTCCTGCAGGATTCAATCGTGGTAACGTAAAGAACACAATTAAGTTGGCCTACAATCCTAGGAAGGCTCAACGTGATCAGTTGTACAAGAAGGGTGTCAATCCTGTTGTAACATTCCCAGGTCAAGGTACAGTATTGTTTGGTGACAAAACGATGTTAGCTAAGCCAATTGCTTTTGATCGAATCAATGTTCGCAGGTTGTTCATAGTATTGGAGAAGGCGATTTCAACAGCAGCTAAGTTTACGCTGTTTGAATTCAACGATGCTTTCACTCGGTCACAGTTCGTTAATCTAGTCGAGCCTTTCCTTCGGGATGTTCAGGGTCGGCGAGGGATTTTCGACTTTAAAGTGGTTTGTGACGAGACGAACAATACTGGTGAGGTAATCGACAGAAACGAGTTCATTGGTGACATCTACATTAAACCTGCTCGGTCTATTAACTTCATTCAGTTGAACTTCGTGGCAGTTCGAACTGGAGTAGAATTCTCCGAAGTAGTTGGACAGTTCTAATATAAATATAAAGAGAACGCAGGAGATTTAACAAATGGCTTTTAACATTAACTTGTTTCAAGGAGCTCTGAAATTAGGAGGCGCTCGGCCAAATCTATTCCAGGTCAATATAACTAACCCTGTGAATGGAGCAGCTGATGCTGTTACACCATTTCTTGTAAGAGGAACACAGATTCCGAGTGCAACGATGGGAGTAATAGAGCAACCTTATTTTGGTAGGATGGTAAAACTAGCTGGCAACCGTAGTTATGCAGAGTGGACTACGTTGATCATCAACGATGAAGACTTTGCAGTGCGTAATGCCATGGAAAACTGGTCGAATGCTATGAACAGCTTCCAAGGCAACCTACGTACTATCGGGTCGGCTTCCCCGACACAATATAAGAGTACAGCTCAGGTTACGCAATTCAGTAAAACCGGCGCACCACTTCGTGTCTATAATTTTGTTGGTATCTGGCCAATGGACGTCTCAGCTGTAGATGTCGATTGGGGTTCTAATGATATCATACAAGAATTTAATGTGACGTGGGCTTATGATTATTGGGAAGTTTCTGGTGGTATTACAGGTAATGCTGGCGGATCCTAATTGGATCTTAACCGATTAAACGTGTCAGAGGGGCCTACTAAATAGTAGTAGTGCCCCTCTATGTTTAAGAAGAAAGTGTAACCTTATGGCTATTGAATTATTTGGTTTTAAGATAGGACGTGCTGAAGAGGAGCAACCCGAGGGGTTGGTTCGTTCTTTTGCTCAACCTGTCAAAGATGATGGTGCAGTAGAAATTGCACCTGGTGGAATGTATGGTACATATGTCGATTTAGAAGGTACGTCCAAAACTGAGGCCGAACTTGTTAATCGCTATCGTGATATGATTATGCAGCCAGAATGTGACATTGCAGTTGACGACATTGTCAATGAGGCAATTGTCTACAGCGAAGAGGAACCTCCCATACAGATTGTGTTGGATAACACTGGTCTTAGTCAAGGGGTTCAGAATAAGATTCGCGAAGAATTTCAACGTGTTTGCATGATGCTTGACATCAATAATCAAGCGTATGACATATTCCGCAAATGGTATGTGGATGGTAGATTGTATTACCATATTATGATCGATGAGAAGGGTCCAGAAAAAGGGATCCAGGAGCTTCGGTACATCGATCCTCGTAAGATTCGTAAGATACGAGAAAAGAAAACTGATAAACAGAAAATCAACGTTAATCAAGCAGGCGCGCCTACCCAAACAGATGGCGCGTATAATGAGTACTTCTTGTATTCTCCTAGAGGTTTGACCACACAGAACCAGGGGATCAAAATTGCTGTTGATTCAATCTGTCACGTGACTAGTGGTATAACAGATCAGAAAGGTCGCCTAGTATTAGGTCACCTACACAAAGCTGTTAAGCCACTTAACCAGCTACGCATGTTAGAAGACGCAACGGTCATCTACCGATTAGCTAGAGCTCCAGAAAGGCG